CACAGCACCGGCACCAGGGAACTCTTTATCATCAGGATTTGAGTTCTTCGTTGCATCCAAGTCCACAAGATGTCTTGCACCCCAAGCGTTCGCACGAATCACTTTGTCTTCTGTGATGTCACCACGCGCCATGTCCCGTGCCTCACGCACAGTCCTATCAACCAAACCATCACCAGCCAAACCTTGACCGTAGTAGTCCAAACCTTTGCGAGCAGCTGCACGAATATAGGCAGGCACATCCAACGACACTTGCCGAATTGAAGGCACCTCATCAGCCTTGATTGTTTTCGGGTCTTTAGTTGCGATGCCAAGTGACGCATACGCACGTCGAGCAGCAGCATCATTGTCAATCGCCAACTTGACAGGGTTTTCTTCAAGGATGTCAGCAGCCGTTTGCTTCTTATATTCGGAGGTGGGGATGCTCATATCTTCGTTGAATTGGATGTCGTTGAATTGAACACCAGCATCAGCCAACTCTTGCATCGTTTTCTCTTGATCAGATTCTGGACGACCAGTGACAATGTAGATATAGTAATCGGGATACAACGAGTTCACATAGTCAACATTCTTTTGGATACCTGAACCACCAGCAATCAGAGTGCCATCAATGTCAACGATGATCACTTCATCTGCGTCGGAGTTGCGTTCCCCACCTGGAGCCATATCTTCAGCCAACGACACAGCAACCATGTGATCGACTGCATCTTGTTTTGATTGATGACAACCAATAACTTCACCATCTTCTTTGATGGTTGCCCAACCTGAACAATCAGGTGACTTGTCAGTAATGAAATAAGGCATCAGACCAACAACAATACTTCAGCATCATCATCCACGATGGAGAACGTCACCGACCCCAACGCACCCACATCAACACCACCAAGCCGCGACCCAGCCTGAGCCGACACCAACAGTGGTCGTCGAGGCTTCGGAATCTCAATGACAATCTGTTCTGGTAGTTCTTGTTTCTTGACCGGTGATGCAGGTTGCTTCCACCAGCGTGACCCCGAAGGGGGGATCACAGGTGGTTCAGGTGGGATCACTGTTGCTGTTGCCGAAGCAACCAATCCATCCAACGGTGCATTGAGTAGAGGGAAGATGGTGGCTGACGCTGAAGCCGTTGCAGACAACCCACCCAACGACGCAGACAACACAGGGAACAGAGTTGATCGTGCAGTCGCAGACGCATTCAGCCCACCCAAACTTGAAGACAGAACAGGGAAGATTGTTGCTTGCGCAGATGCAGATGCACTAAGCGCACCCAGAGACGATGACGCAACAGCCTTCACCGTTACACGTGCAGTCGCAGATGCACTAACCCCACCCAAAGACGATGAGCCTGTGGCAACAGTTAGGAACTGACCGCCATCAAGAACAGCTGCGCCGTCAAGAGTTGAAGTGTCAAGAACGAACGCTGATGCACCAGCAAGCCCGAAGCCTGCGTTGTCAAGTGTGGTTGAGTCGAGGACGAACCGTTGAACGGCCATCACTAACCTACGATGCGAGCGTCAATGAGACGGTGAGATTGCCCGAACTGATCGTGTAGGTGTCACCAGCCGTGTATGCACCAGCAACAATTTGACCAGAGAACAAGAAGTTGCCGACAGTCAAACTGTCCCAACAAGTGAAGTGCGTTGCATCTTGTGAACCAGAGATATTAGTCCAACTGATATCTGCATCAGATGTCAAACCACCAGCAGTTGCAGCACTGAACGACACAGACTTGCGCGTCGTCTCAGTTGCAGGGTTCGCAGTACCAGCAGCACCAGGATCACCGACATGCAACTTCACATACGGAACAGCAACAGAGAACGATGTCGCATTCCCCAACGCATCCATCCAAGAGTTCCCCAAGTATGCGCTGATTCCGTGTGCCATTAGTCCTCAACCCTTTCAGTGATCGTCAAGATACGCCCATCAGCGTCACGCTCAACAGTGCGGATCGTTGGCTTCGACTGGGGCATGTTGACTCGAACCACAGTCTCAGGAACATTGATGATTGGTGCAGGAACATTCACAGCCGGAGGCGTGTAGTTCAATACCACTTCAGGCATATTGATATTCATATCCTGCGACTTCACTTCATAAACTGATGCAGGATCAGCAGGATTGATTGTTGACAACGCCTGCAACTGGGTTGAAGGAACACCAGTGTGAGCGATCTTTGGCAACTCCAACGAAGCCATCACCTCAGCCGGATCAAACCCTGACAGAATCAAACGCTGAGCAATTACAGACTTGCGATCCAACTCAGACAAGTTCGCAGCTGCTATGTCCACATTGGCGAGCGGCACACGATACACATCCCCACCCTCAGTCGGAGACATATCCTCGATGCGATGAATGTCGTTGATTGACAAGAAGCCTGATTGCAAACCTGTGGAGAACGCTGCATATCGTGAAGCCTGATCGCCACGAAGTAGACCGTCCACGTTGAACTTCAAGAATGCGCGACTGTCCAACAACTTCTGGTATCCATCTTCAATCTTAGAAATATACGGACGCAACGTGTGTTGAACGAAGTGAATGCCGTTCTGTTCCACTGACGCATACGACATCGCTCCAGCTGTGGTGACACCAAGCATTGATGGTGGGCATCGGAAGATGCGACCAATCTCCTCGATGGCGAAGCGGCGTGATTCTAGGAACTGTGCCGAATCGTTGTCAACAGTTGTCTTCGTGAACTTCGCTCCACCGAACAGGATGCCTGGTCGATGTGATCGGCGCAAACCTTTGTGACCTTCTTCAAATCCGTTGACCAAATCTTTGGCTTGCTCACGGGTCAAGTTGCCTGGGAACTCGATGATGCCGGACGCTGCTGAGCCTTGCCCGAAGAATCGTGCAGCGAACTCCTCCAACGCTTTAGCCAAACCGAGGTTCTCTTTGATCAGGTCAATCTTGGAACGGCCACGCAACTCACCTGGCAGACGCATCTCGGTGATGTGGATCATGTCATCAGCAGTGATCACATCACGGTTGTCATACACGAAGATTGGTCGGCGTGTTACCTGATCACGGGAACATTCAACTAGTTCAGGGTTCAACACAACCAAACCGACAATGCCTTGATCGTCGCGCAAGATACGTGTGAACGAGTTGCCATTCAACAACAACGACACCAACACTTGTTGGAAGTGTTCGGTACGGGTCACACCAGTTTCAGGCAGGTCAAGCCATGTTGGTCGAGGACGGAATGCTTTGCGTTCTGCACCTACTCGAATGTAAGTATCGACAGGCAAAGTTGAAATTGAATCTGAGATGAGACGGACGCAGGCGTAGACGGCCTCAATTTTGAGTGACGATATCTGGTCAACTGATGTTCCGGCGTTGGTGGTGAACGAGAAGTTTTCTCCTGCTGCGAACAGCGATTGGAATGAGACGGCTCGTTCCTCGGTGCCTTGGTTCAGAAGTCGTGACAACATTTACTTTTTGACCTTCCTCTGACCGCGCTCATATGCGAATGCGAACAATAGAACTGTGAAGCCGACAAAGATCAGCCCGATGGGTACCGACACCAAGAATACTCCAAAACCGATGAGTGAAACAGCGAACAGTTCTAGCAGGAAGATTGTCATCTCCCTAGACTACAAAGAAACCAGGCGTAGGTGCGACTTCCTGTTTGGATGTCGCACGATCTGATGCGATGGCCAGAGCGATAGCAGCGTCAATCTTGCGCTTCGACTTACCTTTGGACAGTCGCCAACCTGACTCGGTTGATCGTTGCGCAGCCGACAACACTTGATCAGCGAACATCGGATCACCATCGTGCGCGATCACCTGGTTGACAATCAGTTCGTACAAGTTGCCACATGCTGGGATCATTCGTGCAGCTGACTGAGGGAACTCAACCATCACATGATTCTCCGACAACACTTCAGCGGAACGCTGGAAGAACGCAGGGTCATAGGCGTTCTCCACCACGTTGAACTGCTGGTTGATGTCACGAATGTGTTGCTCAACAGCAGACACATCCATTGCGTTCGCATCAGGATGCCAAATCTTTGCGCGTACCACGACACGACCATCTTGCGGTTGGGCAATCACAACAGCAATCGAGTCGTGCTTCAATGCCATATCAACCCCAACGAACGTGGGCAGATCAGGCTTCAACTCCATATCTGACCGGCACAACTCCCAAGCCCCAGTTGGAAGCCAACTCTCGCCATCCGTGCGCACGAATTGATTCAGACGGTAACGCCTGAACGCAACCTCAGCCGTCTGATTCATGCTCACTTCCATGTCCTCGATGTCAAGCAAACCTTCAGCCAAGTTCGGATTCGCAGCAGCCCAACCATCACGATCCGAAACTGCACAACCCTCTGGTGCCTCCCACCAGAAGAACCCGAACCGCTCATCAACCTGATCACCTGAAATGACACGCTTGCCATAGTTATACAGTCGGCCACACAACGAGTCAGGGTCAAACCCTGCTGTAGTAATCCCAACGATGTTCGGGTCTTTACGCGCACCCGAAGACAACGTGAGCGCATTCCACAAATCCTCATTCGGCTGCACGTGAACCTCATCAAATATCACAGTGCTTGCATTCAAACCTTGTTGAAGTTTTGCGTCAGCCGATAGCACTCGATAGATCGCACCGGTTGACGGAACCTCCACCACGTCTCGATACACCTTGCAAATACCAGACAACGCAGGTGACTGACTAATCTGCCACTTCGCTTCATTGAACACAATCCGTGCCTGCATCCTGTCACCAGCAGCCGAATACACCTCAGCCCCAGGCTCACCCTCAATCAAGCCATACAGCGCGATCACAGACCCAACCAACGACTTGCCATTCTTCCGAGCCAAACCCACCAGACTGCGACGGTACCGAAGCAGACCATCATCACGACGCTCATACAACGAACCCAACAAATCCTTCTGCCAGTTCGTCAACCTCAACCGCTCCCCAGCCCGAACACCCTTCGACACATGCAGGAATGTCTCAGCGAAGTCAACTACTTCCTGACCACTAGACCTCTTGTACAATCTCGGCGTTGACCACGCTGGACTTGCGTTGCCTGTACTGATCAAGTTCATTCGCCACCCTTATCTCTTGAAGACCTAGACGCGCTCGATCCGAAGGGGTGAATCCCATCAGTGACATCCAAGCCGTGTTCTGCGCATCCATCTGCTCGATCTGTTTCACAGCAGGATGCGTCACCACCTGACCATTCGGACTGGTGTACCACCTGCGCTCCACATCCTTGCCCAACCACAACTCCAGTTCCGCGATCTTGTCGAAGTTCTTGCACAACCTGGTCATGAGTGGTGTGTCGTGCAGCTCCGACAGATGCCGCCTTCCACCAGTCCACAACACTTGCCAGTACGACGTGCCGACTAGCCCAAAGTCTTCCGGCACGGTAGGCACAACCGTCAAGTCCACCAGCGCAAGCGCACTCGATGACATCGGCTGCGCCTGCAAACCCTTGCGAATGCGCGAACCCTTCAAACGCTTCT